CATATGCTATCGGTAACGTAGGCATTAATCAAACAGTGGTAGATGATTTCAACAGTGCCCATGGCACAAACATCACTCAAGATGATTTAGTTATTGATAAAGGATATGCTGACAGAAGATATTTAAGAAGTTCAGGTGTCGGTGGTGTTGCTGGTGAAGTTAGAGTTCGTACAGAACCTTCTGATGCAACAGAATATACAAAAACAATTTCAACATATGTAAGTGGAAATTTAAATATTCCAACACACGGATTCACAACAACATCGAATGGTTTACCATTTGTTTATAATTCAACAAGCACAGATGCCAACAACGTTACGAGTGGACAAAGTTATTATATTAGATATGTTGATGCAAACACAATTTCTTTACACCCATCATCAGCAGAAGCAACCAACGACAATGATGCAACAAGAATCAAAATCACAGTGTCAGGTGGTGCCGGTGTTCAAACAGTAACTGACGGAGCATACAACAGTTCACTTGCAGGAAATTACCTTTCAACAGAAGCGATACAGAGAACATCAGCAGTAAGACGTCAAGGTGACACAATGACAGGATCTCTTTTCCTAAATGATCACCCAGGAGATTTAGCAGGTTCAGGCACCCCAAACAATGCTGACGATTTACAAGCGGCTTCTAAATTTTATGTTGACACAACATCATATGCTTCTACAACAAATTTATTTGTGAGTCAAGATGGTGATGACACTATGTCAGGAGTACCTGCTGACAAATATGGTAGATCATTAGCATATGCTTACAAAACTATTTCTAAAGCGGCTCAAAGAGCAGAACAAATCATTGACACGGCTCCATTCGAAACAGGACCATACACTCAGGTAATAACCTACAACAATGGTGCTAGTAATTCAGCAGTTGTCACAGCAGGAATAACAACGCCATCAGGACAAACACAATTAGAATCTTTAATGGCATCCAACAGACAATTTATCATTAAAGAAACGATTGCTTACATAAATGCAACATACCCAAATTTCTCATACAATCAAGCAACGTGTGAAAGAGATTTAGGATTAATTGCTGATGCTGTGGTGCTTGACGTTACAAGTGGTTTAACAGCAAACCAACAATCTATCCAAGCAGGAAAAAGATATTACAACAGCAACAGTGGACTAAAAGCAATCAACCAACAAGCAACTGAAACATTAGCATCAATCACATTTGCTCAAAGTTTGGTAGTGAACTTTGTATTGACCAACACAGCACCTGGTACTTTGTATCAGACTGATGTTGCACAAACAATTGATCTTACCAAAGTGGTTCCTCAATCAGGTAAAGATTCTGCCAATGCAAAATTTATCATAATAAAAGGAATAATACAAGATTACAATTACATAGTGACACAGGTGGATGGAAGCACATACACCATAACAATTTCAAATGGTAATACAGGATTTGTAGATCAAAATCAACCAAACAACAAAGACTTGGTTCCAGGAAAAATTATCGTAGGTAAAACTTCAGGAGCAAAAGGAGAAATAGTTTCAATCACAGCAGGTGGAACCAATGACACTGTGCAGATGTTTTTAAGAGAGCCAGTTAATTTCACCGTTGGTGAAGAAATGGAATTTGGTAACAAAGTTAAAAACACACAGATCACAATCAGAGTAGAATCAGGAATTTATGATGAACATTTACCAATTAAGATTCCAGCAAACGTTTCAATAAAAGGAGACGAATTTAGAAGAACTATAATCAGACCATTGGATGGTATTTCACAATCTCCATGGGCCAATGTTTATTTCTTTAGAGACACAACTTTTGACGGTTTAACAATCGGCACACAAGAATACGGATATCATTATGCAGACGATGTAACAAAACCGATCAACACAACAGTTCCAAGCAATGACCCTGCATACAACACAGCCATAAACAATAGTGAAATGGATGTGTTCTTAATGAACGATGCTTCTGTTGTTAGAAATATTACTTTCCAAGCACATGGTGGTTTTGCTGAAGTGCTAGATCCAAATGGTCAGGTGCTTACAAAATCTCCATACACACAAACAGGATCTTCTTTTTCACAGAGTGCAAACACTAAAAAATTCAGAGGTGGTATGTATGTTGATGGTTACGCAGGTAACGTACAAACAGCAGTCACAGGAGTTACCAATGCATTCAACCTTCAAGTTTCATCGGCGGCTGGAACAGGATTATTTTTACGTAAACCACAAACACCTTGTCCATTCTACATACTGGGAGCAAGATATCAAGTTGCGGCAATCACAGATTATGATCAAAGCGCCGGAACAGCCACATTGTTATTAGCACCTGGTTCTAATGCAGGGAATGGTTGGGACGGCACATATGCAACACCTTACAACATAATAATTCAAACAGCAGGTAACAGATCATTACTTGCCAATGACTTTGTACAGATAAATGATTTAGCATATGGACTGGTTGCTACCAATGGTGGTTTATCAGAACAGGTATCCACTTTCACATACTACACTCACATTGCCATGTATGCAAACAACGGTGGACAAATTCGTGCATTGAATTGTTCTTCTGCACACGGTGATTACGGATTAGTTGCTGAAGGTTCTAATCCAAATGAAAAAATTGACACCATCACATTGGCAAACAACATGACTCAACAAGCAATGGTGTTTGATGATGGATCTACAGATTATGATCAACCATTATTAGGCACAGCAGTGTATGTGTATGATGTGGATTATATCCCGTATCAACAATCAGAAGTAGAAATTGATCATGGTGGAGCAATAGGCATTGTGAGATATGAAGTTACAAATATTGAAACAACCACAGCACCTTCACAACCAGCCACAAGAGATGGCACAGTTTATAAACTTAATTTGGGAACAGGCGGTTCAAATTTAACTTCAACAACAGGACTTAAAGCACCTCTTGTGGATGGAATGACAGTGATCCTAAGATCCAGCAGAACATTTAGATTTAATGATTTAGAAGATGTTTCGCCTACAAGACCTTCCACAGCAATTGTGTTCGATGAATACCCTGAGGCTGTTTACAGAAGTGTATCTTTCCAAAGTAACGATCCAGTTGGAATTCCTTTACCATCGGGTTCGGCAATTATAGGAATTGATGCACCATACGACACTGTAAAAATTAATGTGAACATGGACGAAGTCGCCAACAACACATATGCAGGATCAGGTACCACAATGGGTGACACTCCTGGTGATGTGGTGATTGCTGTCGATGTGCTAACACAACAATCGGACATTAATAGAATTAATGCTGGTGACATGATATTTGGTTGGGATGGAAAAGTTCACAGAATTACAGGTTACACAGACAGAGTCACATATGCCACAATCACAATTCAAGATGTGAGTGACATCAATGCCACTCCAATAGGGACAGGTTTACACAGTTCTATGTACAGAGCAGGTTCGTCTGTAAATTTAAGAGCAAACTTGGTGGCATTGGAAACAGGAACTTTGACTGTATCCATTTCAACTTGTAGAGCCACTGGACACGATTTCTTAGATATTGGAACAGGTGGGTTCAACACAACAAACTATCCTAATGTGGTATTTGGTGATCCACAAGCACCAGTACAAGCACAAGAAGTTGATGAACGTGGAAAAGGAAGAGTGTTTTATGTTTCAACTGACCAAGACGGATTCTTTAGAGTAGGTAAATTTTTCACAGTTGACCAAGGTACAGGAAGTGTAACATTCTCGGCATCAATTGCATTGAGTAATTTGGATGGTATTGGATTTAAACGTGGTGTTGTTGTTGCAGAATTTTCATCTGACACAGCAATGACTGACAATGCTTCTGACACAGTGCCAACTGAATCTGCTGTTAGAGGATACACAAACAGAAGACTACACTTTGATCAACAAGGTCAATTGGTAACCAATCCAATTGGTCCAGGTGTTGTGGCAAGAGATGGTTCTACTCCGTTCACAGACAACATTAGTGCAGGTGGATTTAAAATTACAAATTTACAAGATCCTAGTCAGGATCAAGATGCGGCAACAAAATCATATGTTGACCAAGTTAACTACGACACAGATGAATTAATAGACAACAGAGATGTAAACATTTCAACTCCAATATCATCAGGACAAATGTTGGTATTCAATGGAGCAAAAAGAATTTACACATCACCAGCAAACGGGGGACAATTTGCAGGAGGGAACACAATCACTGGAAGCAATTCAGGAGCAACAGCGGTTATCTATGATTTAATTCAAGAAACAGTTCCAGGATATGGATTGGCCACAAGAATTACATACAATCAAACTTCTGTTGCAGATTTCAATCTTAATGATTTAATAGATAATGGTGCAGGTGTTACAGCCAATGTGATTGATCGAGGCATTGATGAAATAGGTAATGGAATTTTAGATGCTGGCTCTGACATAACTGTTACTGCTTCAAGAACAAATTCACAAACAACAATCAACTATCAAATTAACGCAGGAACAATTATAAATGCAGATGTATCGGCAACTGCCGCAATCAGTCAAAGTAAATTGGCAATGCAGGCGGCAACCACAAGAGCCGATGACACAGGAATTACACAGGCAGATTTAGGATTAGTAAGTTTTGATTCAGGAGACTTCACAGTAACAAATGGTTGGGTAACACTGAAAAGTGCCTCAGTTGATTTTGCTGATTTACCTGAATTAGATAACGCATTCGCATTTGGTAGATCCACAGCAGGCACAGGTGCACCAGAGGCAGTTTCATTTTCAACAATAGTTGGAACAGGTGGTGGACTAGAAGATGGAGATTTTGTTAGTGAAATAGGAGCGGCGGCTGATCCAGGCAATGCACTGATTAAAACAGGTGTCAACACTTATGCATACACCAATGTTTCTAGCACAGGTGAAGCAAACAGTATCACAAAAACTGATGCCGCAGGACAATTAGATGTCAGTTCATTGGCAATAGACGGCAATTTAGTTTTTGATATCAACAGTTCAACTTTAGAAGTTACAACTCCAGGTGGAGTCACAGTTTACACAGCAATTGGATCTGCATCAGCAAACACAATACAAACTTTCACAGGAAACGAATTTGGATTTGGTGGAGCAAGTGCGGCAACATCACCAAGCAACAACAATGGATCAAATCAAAACACAGATCCTGCGTTGGCTTCAACTTATATCTACACAAAATTTATTGAATCACAAGGTAAAGGTGCTAACTTTACAGGACTAGCATTAGGAAATGATAATCCATACATTGTGGGACTAGACGAATCTTCAGAAGGTCAAGTGGCTTTTGTGGCAGATGGTGTGGTTCCAGTAATTGCAACACCACAAGGTTTAATACCTGGTGATGACAACATGGATATTGGTTCATCATCTGGCAAACGATACAAAACTGTGTATGCAGAAACATTTGATGGTACAGCCACAAAGGCTCAATATGCTGACTTGGCTGAGAATTATCTTGCAGATGATTCATATGAAGTGGGCACAGTTTTAATATTTGGTGGAGATGCAGAAGTAACCACAACAGCAGTAAGAGGCGACACAAGAGTTGCAGGAGTTGTTTCTGAAAATCCAGCACACTTGATGAACAATGCACTTGAAGGTGACAATGTAACAGCAGTGGCATTGACTGGAAGAACTCCAATCAAAGTTGTTGGTATTGTACAAAAAGGTGACATGTTGATAAGTTCAAGCACACAAGGATTTGCTGTAAGAAGCACTGATCCTAAAGTGGGCACAGTGATAGGTAAAGCATTAGAAAACAAAACAGATGCCGGTGAAGGTGTTATAGAAGCAGTGGTAGGGAGAGTTTAATGGCAATACAGATTATTAATATTGGATCAAGTGCAAACAAAGGTGACGGTGATCCTTTAAGAACCGCCTTTAAAAAAATTAACGAAAACTTTGCAGAACTGGATGTAACTAACACAAAAAGAGATGTGGTAGGAAGTGTGTTTGGAGATGATTCAACATTACTTGTAGATGCTGTAAATAGTGTAATACCAGGTTATGTAAGTTTAGCAACATTGAAATCAACAGTAGCGGCAAGTGCCGACTTTGCTGACTTCCAAACAAGAATAGCGGCATTATAAGGATAAAGATATGGCAAACAGAATACCACTAGTAGTAGACACAGCAGACGGTAACAAGATAAAAGAATTACCGATCAATGATAATCTTGATCTTACAAATTCTAATCTGGTTGGAGTGAATGCCATATCCACACAGAGCATCACAATCAACAGTCAACCATTCACATTACAATACAGTGAACTGCAAGGCGCACCCACAATACCAGCAGATATTTCTGAGTTAACAGACACACAAAGTTTATTAGGACAAGGTGGTGGTGGAGGAAATGTTACCATTCAAGGTGGCGGTGGATTAATTGTTACAGCAGATGACTCTGTGGCAAGAACCATATTGCCAGGCAACACATTAAAAATTCAAGGTTCAGGTGATGTTACCACAGCACTTACAGAAGAAAATGGCACAGATGTGTTAACTATCACTCACAATGTTGTGGGTGGAGGGGCAGATGGCAATACCACATACACATTAACTGGTGAAGATGGAGATGATGCCAACAGTAAAAAATTAAGATTGAGAGACAGTACAAGTGCCATACAGGATATCACTTTGGTTGCAGGCACAAATGTAGGCATCACAAGAAATTCAAATTCATTAACATTCACCAGCACGGATACCGATACAACCTATGGCATATCAAGTGCCCAAGATGGTGATGGCGATAAAGTTATTAGATTACAAAGTTCAACTGGTGTCACTGACGATTTAAAAATAATTGCTGGAACAAATGTATCTGTAACAAGAGCAGATGAAAATTCAATCACAATCAATAACACACAGACATTGTCCAATGCTTTTGGCACAGTAAGAGTAGGAGTCACAGATGTTGTAGCAGATGCTACCAATGACACATTAACTTTATTAGCAGGCACAGGCATTGTGCTTACACCTAATGCTGGCAATGACACTATTCAGATTGATAGTTCTGTGACACAACAAAATATTTTCCAAACAATTAGTGGAGACACAGGAACTAAAACAGCAGGAACACAAACCGACACTTTAAATGTTGTGGGCGGCTCATCTATTTCTACCAGTCTATCAGGAAGCACATTAACAATCAATTACACAGGTAACGTGGGTGGTGAAGCCAACAACTTTGAAATTGTTGCCATAGGTACTCCAGGAGACAATGTTGAATTAATTGCAGACGATCCCAATGATGTGTTGTACATAGGCAGTGGATCAGGCATCTCTGTCAGTGCTACAGGTACAGGCACAGGACCTGGCGGTGCAGTTGACCAAGTGTTAATCACTAACTCAGCACCCAATGTGGATCAGAATATTTTTTACAAAGTGGCAGACGATGACGACACAACAATCACAGCATCTTCTATTACAGATACTTTAAAAATTATTGGCGGCACTGACATTTCAACAAATGTTGTTGCTGGCGAATTACAAATTGCTTACACAGGTGCCAACAACAATTTCAACGTATCTGATAACTTTGCTTACAAAACTATTGCAATATCAGGATCCGGTGGATCAACCACTGCTAGTTCAAATGTAGACACATTAAATTTCCAATCTGGTACTGGTATCACAATGACTGCTACAAATGATTTAATCACAATCACAAACTCAGCACCCAATGTGGATCAAAACATATTTCAAAAAGTGTTGGCAGGTGGTGTCACAATCACAGCAGACACAACCACAGACACATTATCTATGGTGGCAGGCACAGGTGTCACAATAACAGGAGATGCTGTAGGTGATGCTGTTACAATCACAAACTCATCGCCCAATGTGGATCAAAACTTGTTTGGTTCTATTGCTGTAAGTGGACAAGCAAGTGTAATACCAAACAGCACTGCAACAGCATTAAGTTTATTGAGTGGTGGTGGAATTACATTCACAACAAACAACACAAACAAATCAATCACAGTTGCAAATTCGTCACCAAATGTAGATCAAAATATTTTCAGCACCGTAAGAGTATCAGGTGAAACTGATGTAACCACTGCTTCTACAAATGGTGTGTTAACATTCGTTGCAGGTACAAACACAACACTTACCACAGACAACACAGGAAAAAGTGTAACAATTAATTCTTCAGGTTCAACACAAAATTTATTCTCAACTATAGATGCTGAAACAGGCAGTGCCACAGCATCAAGTGCCACTGATACATTTACAATCAATGGTGATCCTTTATCTGGAATACAAACTGCGATTGCTGGAAACGTATTAACAATTACAAATACAAATCCAGCCTCAACTCAAAATTTATTTGAAACTATTAATGCTGATTCAGGCACTCCATACCAGGCGGCTTCGGCAGTTGATGAATTAACTTTTCAAGGTGGTACAGATATATCAACCACTGTTGGTGCTAACGGATTAATCACTATCAGTTACACAGGTAGTGGCGGAGGAACTCCAGGTGGTAATAACTTAGAAGTTCAATTCAACAACAGCGGAACATTTGGTGGAGATTCAGATTTTACTTACAACAGTACAACAAACACACTACAAGTTGACAACTTGGTGGCAAGCAGTATTTCACCTCCATCCACTTTAGTTGGAACTTATTCAATCACTTCACCTACCACAATCACTTTGGATGCGGCAAGTGGAGCAGGAGAAGTTAAATCAGATGTGCCATTTAAATTAGTATCTAAAACAGTAACTGAATTGAGCACTTTAGTAGCATCTGCTGGAACCATGGTGTATTGTACTGACGAAACAGGCGGTGCTATACCGGCATTCTACGATGGAACAAATTGGAGAAGAGTCAGTGATAGAGCCATTGTCTCGTAATGATAGATGAGTGATTTACCAATAAACGATAAGCAACCTGAAACAGTATCTACTAAAGATCAAAACGAACTAGTAGAAATTTTAGTAACTACAAATGAAGGAGTAGATTTTCACATAATTCATAATGAATTGTGCAGAGATACTGCTAACGACGACTCAGTAGATTCCAACATTGTGCCAGATAGAGTTTGTGAATGTGTTGCTGAATATCCTAACAATGACAGAGTAACAAGTTTTAAGTTAAGCAGAGCAGAAGCAACCAAACTAAAAAATGATCCAAGAATATTAAGTGTTGATGATCCATCAGAGGATAGGATAGAAAAAGATGCTGTTCAAGATGGAGATTTCAATAGGAATTATTCCAGCAACAACGGTCAACAGGAAAATTGGGGATTGTTATGTCACACAAATAAAGACAACAACATTTATCAAGCAAATGAATCTGATCCAGGTGGCACTTATGATTATGTGTTGGACGGTACAGGTATAGATGTTGTAATAATAGATTCAGGTATTGAACCCGATCATCCTGAGTTCCAAGATGCTAACGGAGTCAGTAGAGTAAAACAAGTCAATTGGTCCACTATATCTGGTGTCAGTTTTACTCAAAATGCTAATCATTACAGAGACCATGACGGACATGGTACTCACGTGGCAGGCACAGTGGCTGGAAAAACATTCGGTTGGGCCAAAAATGCGGACATCTATGCAATGAAATTGGCAGGACTGGAAGGTCAAAACGATTCCGGCACAGGAATTAGTCTTACAAACTGTTTCAATGCTTTGAAAGATTGGCACAATAAAAAGAACAATCCATCTGATCCTGCATACACAGGAAGACCCACAGTGGTTAATATGAGTTTTGGATTGACAAGTAGTGTCACTTCTATAGATAATGCAATATATATTAATGGTAATCCAGTTACGGGTGGAACTTACAGAGGCACAGGTCATTCTGTAAGTAATAGAAATGATCTTTTAGACGATTATGGATTCACAGGACTTTATTTTTCTAGGGGACTTGCTGTAAACAATACCTATGACACTTTAACTGGTCAACTTGCAGATGCTGGTATTCATATTTGTATAGCCGCTGGTAATAATGGATACAAAATAGATGTGTTTGGCGGCAATGACTATGATAATAATTTGACAACTGCTTCAGGTACATTTCCTTATCATAAAGGTGCGACTCCAAGACTTGGAGCAAATGGAGACAAACCAGGTTTCATGGTTGGTTGGCTGAATAATAAAGATTATAGCACTGGAACTTATGCAAAAAATCAATCAAGTTGTTGTGGGCCTCAGGTTAATATCTTTTGCTCCGGACAAGCCATAATGTCAGCAATGCCTAGAAATGCAGATGCACAAGCAGAAGTTAGTTCTGCTTCTGCTTCAGGAAATTACTTTGGTGATTCTACATACAAGCAGAAAAAAATTCAAGGCACATCAATGGCTTCACCTCAGATGGCTGGAATGGTTGCTTGCCTTTTACAGGCACATCCAGACTGGTCACCGGCACAGGCACAAAAATGGTTTGAATCAAATGCTTCAACTAACATCTATACAAGTGGTTCATCAGATGATTGGTCTCATCAAGTTTTAGGTGCTGATTGGTCTTTTAGTGCCGGCATTTTAAGAACATTGTGGGGATCAACACCAAGGGTGGCTTACTTTGCAATGAAGGGTAGCAAGCCTTTTGATATAGGATAAATATTAGTATGGCAATTAGCACAATCAACATAGGAACACTGGCAAACGACGGCACAGGTGATGATCTGAGAGAAGCCTTTGTTAAGGTTAATAACAACTTCACTGAACTAGACGCTCGTCAGGCAGAAAACACAACAGCATCTAATAGACTGGCAGATGACGGTACTACAAAAGGTGTGTTTGCTGAAAAATCCAGTGATAACTTAATTTTTAAAAATTTAAAAGCAGGACCTAATGTTTCATTAAGTGCTGATAACAATCAAATCACAATCACATCATCAGGTATTGTGAGCATTTTGTTCACAACAGATTTAGGTTCTTTAACACCAATTGGATCACAAGGACAAGTCACTGTTCAAGGTACAGGCGGAACAACCACAGCAGGTTCAGGATCGAACATTACAATAGATTCATCATTATCAAATGAAACTTCACCTACATTATCAACAACACTTGATGCTGATGGTAACAACATGATCAATGTTGGCACAATTACAGGAACCAATTTTAATGGTTTGGTAAAAGGTGTAGACGTAGATGATCTAGACAGTCTTGTAGGATTTGATTTCGGTGGTGTGCAAAACCCTGTAAACAACTTGTTGCAGTGGCTTGAATCTTTCAATCCGGTCGATATGGGCACAATTGCGTCACCATCCGCTACTGGCATTGACTTTGGATCTATCTAAGCATTTTACAACTCGATAAATACATATATCATGCACGATTTATGGACAGTTCAAACAGGTTATAATTTAGGTACGTATCAAGAAAGAGTGCCTACCACAATTACATTGCCCGTTTCAGGTGCTGACACAATCACCACAATAGCAGGCACAATACCGCCTGGATTAAGATTATCAGGACAAACACTGATTGGAACACCTTTTCAAGTCAGTCGATCCACAAAATTTGAATTTTGCCTTAGAGCCAAACACGACACAAGAATACAGGATAGAACTTTTACAATTAATATTGAAGGACCTGATGCACCCACATGGATAACACCAGCAGGCACATTGCCTATTGGAGCAGACAGTCAATTGTTCATATTGGACAGTTCATATGTAGATTTTCAATTGGAGGCTCAAGATGCTGATTTAAGTGCAAACACAGTTTTAGAATATTATATTCCAGAAGGTGGTGGAGAATTACCACCTGGATTGACATTAAGTACATCAGGAAAAATTTCTGGATTGGTAGATCCTATTAGAGCTCTTGACATCCTATCAAGTACAGGGTATTATGATTCTAATGATTATGCATCTGCACCTTTTGACTTTGGTTTATCCGGTTCAATTGCCAACAGAAGTTTTTACTTTGATGTGCAAGAGTTTTCAGATTTATACAATACACAAGTCAGCACAAGAAACCAAAGAAAATTAAATCGTTATTACAATTTTAAAGTAAATGTGACAGACGGTGATACCACCGAGACTAGAACATTCAAAATATTTGTAGTAGGTGATGATTTTTTAAGAGCAGACAACACCATCATGCAGTTGGGCACAGGTGTATTCACATCAGATGGAACATATCTTAGAACACCACAGTGGTTAACACCAACTGATTTAGGATTCAAAAGAGCCAACAACTATGTTACAATATTTTTAGAACTTTACGATCCAAACACAGTGCCTGGAAAAATAAGTTACATTTTAGAAAACACAAATGATGACAACACTGATTCTATCATACCACCAGGTATGACATTGGATGCTGTTACAGGAGAAATAGCAGGCAGAGTTCCTTATCAACCTGCTGTAAACAAAGAATATAAATTTACTGTGAGTGCAGTCAGAGCCGGTGTTGGTAGTGATTTGGTCACCGTGGTTGTAACTCCATATGAAGATCAACCTCAAGGTGGAGACACTTTAAAAATACAAAAATTACCAGTGGGTGAAGCAGATGGATTGGATGATTTAGAAAGTTTAGTTGGTGAAAAAATCACAATTAACAAAGAAGAATACACAATACTAGGAGTAGATGGTTCAGATCAAGATTATGAATTACTTACACTGAACAGAAACCTTACAGCAAATGATTTATTAGTTTACACTGGCACAGTGTACAATCCCAGTGAGTACAGCAAAGGAATTCAAACACCAATTGTGAGAGCAAACAACGAAATATTTGTTTACAACAGAATATCAAAAGACAAATACAAAAATAGAACATTGAGAATCGGATCTAGTGAATATATTATTTCTGACATACAATCTTTATTGGCAGAAGGCGAACCTGCATTACAAGGAATTGCAAGTGCAACAGCAATGGAAAAATTGATTCTTAATATTCCATTAACTGATAATTTTGTTAATGAACAAAATATAAGCATTGCCGCATTCAAAGATGAATCATACAGCAAAAACTTTTTACTTAACAGCACAGATACAGAACCCACAGCAACCAAAACATTCACAGTTAAAGTATTAGGAGAAGTTGACAGTACAATAACTTGGACAACAGCATCAGCATTGGGCACTTTGAAAGCAAACTTAACCAGTCATCTTAGATTAGAGGCTACAAGCACTGTTACTGATGCTAAAATGAAATACTTATTAATGAGTGGCAGTTTGCCTCCAGGACTTAGTCTATCTTTGGATGGTGAAATTGTAGGAAATGCAAGATTGTATAGCGAAGATTCGTTACCGGGTATTACATCTTTTGATGATAACCTGTTGACACTTGATGGTGCTACAACCACTGTGGACGAAAGTTATTCATTCACTGTGAAGGCTCAAGATAGATTTGGATTCAGTTCTGTTGAACGTACTTTTACTTTGGTGATTGATACAGATGTCACAAAAACATTTACAGATTTATATGCTCAACCGTTATTGAAGTCAACACAACGTAATTACTTTAAAGATTTTATCAGTAACACAAACATATTTGCAATAGATAAAATTTATAGACCTAATGATTCTAATTTTGGACTACAAAAAACAATGCGTATGTTGGTGTATTCAGGAATTGAAAAGAAAGTTGTTGGTAATTATGTAACAGCAGTTGCAAAGAATCATAAACGGGCTAGATTTAATTTTGGAGACATCAAAACAGCAGTGGCAAAATATCCAGGAACAAATAATATTGCCTACGAACTGGTTTATGCAGATGTGATTGATGTAAGAGATTCAAAAACATCAAGCACAAGATCATCTTTAAAAATTAATCCACAAAATAAAATTAAAATCAATCAAACTCAATTGGAAGTCACAGATGATTCAACAAAATTAAATGTTGGTGGTTCTGCTTACACTATTTTTGCTCAAGCAGGCTCAAGTTTAAGTGTAGCAGGTGTTGGAACCAGTTTAGAAATTTTTGCAAGAACAGGCAGACTGTTAGTGGATTTTCCTAATGGAGAATTATTGATAGATATGCGGGGAGTTGGTCCTGATTTATCCGTGGGCACTGTGGAACAAGTGAACGGTGATCCATTCAGATTCAGACCAAAAAATTCTGTTATCAAAGTGGACAGCAATTTGTTAGAAGCAAGTATGAGCAATGACGAATTGAGATACATCAGCAACATTTCTAATATGAGAAACAACATCAAATCTTTAGGCACAACTGAAGGAGGTTTATTACCTCTCTGGATGCGTACAGCACAGACTGGTAATCAAGCATTAGGATACACCACAGCAGTGCCATTGTGTTATTGTAAAGAAGGCACTAGCCAAAATATTGCTCTAGCAGTAAAAAACAGTGGATTTGATATCAAAAATATCAACTTTGAAATTGATAGATACATAGTTGAAGGAACAGAGGGCAATAGTGCTGATCAGTACATTCTTTTTCCTAACTATCAATACAATGTATAAGATAAATAACAGTAGGAAACAAAAATTATGAGTGATATAGATTCAACAAGCATAGACGCAACATATCCTATAGCAGGACAAGACAACAATAGTCAAGGATTTAGAGATAATTTCAACACAATCAAAACTGGTTTAGCCACAGCGAAAACAGAAATCACTGCTTTAGAAACCAATTCAGCAAAACTTAACGGCAATAACAATTTTGCAGGCAACGAAGTTAGTGGTGCTTTATTCAAAGGTAACTTTACAAAAAGTCATAGTGCAGGATCAGTAACTACTGATCAAAACATCAGTTTATCCAATGGTAATTTTCAAACAATCACTGTGGGAGCAAATGTAACATTAACATTGTCTGATTGGAGTTCACAAGCAAATGCATTAGAAAGTATTGTTGTACAACTTGTAAAATCAGGTGGAGACAGAACAGTGACTTGGGCGGCAGATGGTGGCACAATCAAAACTGCATCTGGATTTCCAGATCCATTTACTGTTGACAGCACAACAAATCCTTTGGTTGTAGAATTTTACACATACGACAGTGGAGTAACTGTGTTTGCCAGATATATTGGTCAATTCAGTTAATATTTTATGTTCCATCCATTGGGCAAAAGCACAGCAGAATTTTCAACTTCAGAATTAGAAAATAAACTCACAGAGTTACGTACCAAATATTTACGAGCAACTAATCCTCAAGTCCGTAATCAAATAAACATGTTCATTTCAGAATATACCGAAGAACTTAAAATGCGTTGGTATAAGGAACAAAAAGAATTAGAAAAAAATTCTGGTAATGATATGGATGATTTGATTAATGTAGATTAATCATTGACTTTTTGAGTTAAATCACATATAATACACTTATGAAAATTGATGCTTTAGGTTTGCCGAAGTACGGTGTAGAAGATTGTATGGATCTAATATACAAAGGCAAATTGGATACACTGTTTAAAGTGTATGTGGAAAAGAATTCAGAAACTGAACAATTCAATCAGTCCATTAAAGAGACAGGCGATGGACAAATGCTTAAATTTTATGAATCATTAGACATCGATCTGAAAGATTTTGATAATCTTTTACAATCGGAATGGTTTATGCCCAACAGTTACAAGCAGTTTGATATTGAGAAGTTCTTGATGGCACAGTGTCCAGACAATGCAGAAGCAAAAACAAGAGTTACAGAAGAATTAGACAAGTTTAAAGAACTGGGACATATGAATTTATTAAAGTTCTTACATTTTTTGGTAACATTTATGAAAGAAAACAAAATTGTGTGGGGTGTAGGCAGAGGCAGTTCGGTAGCAAGTTACGTATTGTATCTTTTGGGCATACACAAAATTGATTCGATCCAGTATCGACTAGACTGGAAGGAATTCATCAGATAAATACACACATAATAGGAGAATAAAAATGGCAGTAAAACAAACAGGCAAGAAAGTTTATAAGACCATGCAAGGTAAAACTGTAGACATGGATCTTTTGAGGAAAAGAAATGAATTAACTCCAGCAGTTGGCAACGCCAAAGTAAATGCTAGAGGTGATGAATTAGGAGCAGGTGGCAAAATCATCAAAAAAAGAGAAGATGTTATGGCAGACTATTACAGAGATAATCCTGAAACTGTTTCTCATAAAGAAAAAACTGCAGAGCCTGTAGCACAACCAGTTGTAGAAGAACCTGTTGCAGAAGCACCGGCACAAGAAAACAACGATTGGGTTGAAGATGCAGACGGCAACTTTGTTAAAAAAGATCAAGAATAATGGCGTCTACACAAATCTATCAAGGCACACTTACTCCAATACATAACAGAGTAATAGTAACTGATATGGATTTCGGCGAGCAAAAAACTGCTGGCGGAATTATTATTGCATCAGATGATGGTCAATCCAGAGGTATTCATCCTCGTTGGGGCAAAGTTTTTGCCAAAGGTCATGAGAACGATGACGACTATCAAATAGGAGATTGGATTTTAGTTGAACACGGAAGATGGAGCAGAGGCGTTACCATGGAAGATGAAAATGGTATCAAAACTGTTGTGCGTGTTGTTGAAGCAGAATCCGTTTTAGGAACTTCCAAAGAAAAACCATCAGATGTATTGTCTAGAAAAGTAGACAATGATACGCCATATTTGGCTGAATAATACTTGACAAATTGCAGTATATCACATATACTGTATGAATGAAACTTCCAGTAATACAATCTAAAGGATTAAACACAACCGGCGTAACTGGCATTGTGTTAATGACTTTACACTTAACAGGCACAATCACAGGATGGGGTTGGCCTTTGTTATACATCATATTAATATTAAGTGGCATGGGCCAAGAATACATGAGGAGAGATTGATATAGTATGGATTTATTTTTATTGATGCTTTTTATGATATTGTGTGCTTTGTCAATCGCATATTTTGTAGAGGCTAGGTTCTACATTTACCTAGTATTAGGTTCAATGATTAGAGATATTAAACAGTTTATTAACAAAATTTTAGGTAAAAAATAACATGAAAGAATTATGGGTAGAAAAGTATCGTCCTAACACAGTAGACGGTTATGTGTTCAGAGATGAACATCAAAAGAATCAAGTGAAACAATGGATCAACGAAAAGACTATTCCGCATTTATTATTCAGCGGTAATGCAGGTATTGGTAAGACAACACTTGCAAAACTTTTGTTTAATGAACTTGAAGTAAATGACTTGGATATATTAGAAATAAATGCAAGTAGAACAAACAGTGTAGATGATATTAGAAATACAATTATTAACTTTGTACAAATGATTCCATTTGGTGACTTTAAAATTGTACTGCTGGATGAAGCAGATTATCTATCACCTAATGCACAGGCGGCACTGCGTGGTGTGATGGAAGAATATCATACAACAAGTAGATTTATTTTGACTTGTAACTATCCCAACAGAATTATTCCTGCACTGCACAGCAGATGCCAAGGCTTCCATATAGAACGTATTGATCAAACAGAATTTACCACAAGAGTTGCTAAAATTTTAATGGATGAAGGAGTAACTCCGGACTTAGATATATTAGACACATATGTAAAAGCAACATATCCTGATTTAAGAAAATGTATTAACACTGTGCAAATGAATTCACAAGAAGGCACACTGATTGCTCCTGCCAATGCAGACAAAGGCGAAGCAGATTATAAATTGGAAATGACTGAATTGTTCAAAGCAGGCAAGATCACTGAAGCAAGAAAACTGGTTTGCAGTCAAGCACGTCCAGATGAGATTGAAGACATTTACAAATGGCTGTATGATAACATCACATTGTTCGGTGACGAAACACGTCAAGAAAAAGCAATACTGGTTATCAAACAAGGACTGGTAGATCACACATTGGTTGCTGATCCAGAAATAAATCTTGCGGCTACAATGATTAAACTACAAAATATTTAAAATGCGTAATTGGTTCAAAGTTTGGCTGTATGCACTAGGAAGTTTTTCAGACAAGAAAACCAAACCTTATGACAAACAGGTTGCTATGGTGAGAACATTTTGGGTGGTGCTACACATATTAACCTGCACTATGATAATTGTAGGCAATGGTAGAATATTAGGTTGGTGGTAAAATGAAAATTAGATATTATAACAACATAGATGGTTGGAGATGGTTAGGATTTATATTGGCAATGGTGAGTGCCTTTTTGTTGAGCAGTGGTAACACTGAAATACAATGGATGGGTTGGGCTGTTGCCTGTTTCAGTTGCAGTATATGGATAAGAATGGGAATTAAAGACAAAGACACACCAAGAGCATTAATGGAATTGATGTATTTGCTGTTGGCAATCAGAGGTGTGTGGAACTGGTTAGCATAATGACGTATGTAGTTAATGATAAATGTATCTTGTGTAAACACACTACCTGTGTGTCAGTTTGCCCTGTAGATTGCTTCTATGAGGGAGAAAACATGCTGGTTATCAACCCTGATGAATGCATAGACTGTGGTGTGTGTGAACCCGAATGCCCAGAAGATGCCATTAAATCAGACACAGATCCAGAAGGAGAAGGTTGGGTTGAGTTCAATCGTAAGTGGTCAGAAGTTTGGAACGTGATAGATACTCAAAAAGAACCCATGCCTGATTATGAAAAGCATTCAGGAG